TGTCGGCGACAACCCGCAGCGTGTATTCCGTCCTGGTTTCCAGGTCTCTATCGCCGGCAAATGCCGCCAACGGATAACCGCCGTCCTCCGGCATTAGAATGAATGCGCCGTGGCCATATCTGCCGTTTTTCGCTAATTCCTCGCCGAATTGTTTGTATAGTTCGGCAACAATTTCGTATGCGCCTGCGCGCAATTCCTGTGTCATGTTGTTTCCTGATGCCTGGACGTAAAGGGGGCCGGGCATCATGCCGGCCCCGCGCTTACGTCATCAAAAACGGCCTGTGATTCTTATATCTTATTTCTTGTAGGGATTATGTCGATTAGAGCCAGATTCTGAACACTCCATGAGTTTAAGGTCGATATGGACTAATCCATCATCATCGCATAGGCCATCCGCAATCGCATCTTCTCGCGGATCACTGCATCCACAATCCAAGCACCATGCGCCGGGCCAGCCCGACCATCTATGTTCAGACATATTAAGCCGCTTTCCGCATGGGTAGTGCGGCGGCTACTTGCTTAACGACATCGCCCCACTCATGCGGCTGTTTCTGTCTGAACAATCTTGCCGATGGATACCACGGACTGCGTTCGTTCCATGATGCGCCCGGTCGTTCGGCCATCCAATGAAATGACCCTCCCGTGTGCATCATGAGCCATAGTGGCTTGCCCATTGCGCCGACAAGGTGCGCAAGGCCGGTGTCGACCGTGATTACCAGGTCGAGACATTCGACCAGCGCGGCCGTATCGTCCCAATTCGGGGATTCGGGCAGCATATCAGCCGCCCAATAGTTGTCTTTACGATCTGGCCCGATTGTCAGATTGACTATATCGCAAGCGATGTTTTCGAGTGCCGGCATTAATTGATCAAATTTCATGGATTTGCGCTTGCCGTATTCTTCCAACCACATGCTGTATTCGGACCTAATGCCGGATGACCAGCAGATACCGATTGCAGGGCCGTCCTCGAGTTTTTCGCGATACTCACGAACCTTTGCCGGGTCCGCTTTGATGTATGGTCCGCGCCAAGGGATTGTTGCGACTTCCGTATCAAACAATCGCGGCAAGCTCAGCATCGGCACATGATAATCGAACTCAGGAACACCAAATAGCCCAGGATATAATATCGGGCGCGGCATTACTTTGACGCTCGGAAAGTTATATTGCATCAGGTCGACCAGCGACGGCATAACCTCAAGGCGAACGTCATATCCTTTTTCCACCAGCAGCGGGAGATAGCGCGCCATTGCGATAGCGTCGCCATATCCCATTTCCTGATGGACATGCAGCCTAGCCGGTGCCGGTTGGTTATTGAATATTCGATCCGGCATACCGCGCGTCATCTGCAACGCCATGGACGAATCCATTTGCTGCTTGCCGCGATATTCGTGCTTGAGCCATCCTTCGCGATATCGCCCCATCGAGAGCAGCGCCATGGATTGATTCCACTTCACTAGCTCACGATTATCGCAATCATGCGTTAGGGTTTTGTCCCATATATTCAGGGCCGTTTCATGCAATCCATTGCGGAACGCCATCAAGCCGAGTTGATGCAGTGAATTTCCGGTCTGTGGGCCGTCCATGCTCAGAACTTTTGTCGCATATTTCTCGGCAGTTTTCCAATCCGCTAGCTCAAGCGCGACGTCGGTTCTATCGAGATATGAAACCGGATTATCCGGTGCCAACTCGATCTGCCGGTCGAACGCCTCAATGGCCGATTTATGATCGCGCATTGCCAGATGCACATGGCCCAGTAGACGCCATGCTTCCGGGTTTTTATCGTCGAACTTTATCGCGCGGCTGACTTCGTTCAGCGATTGCCGGTGCAATCCAAGCGGCATCAACCCGCGCGCAACCATTCCCAAGCGATATATCGGATTAGTCGGATCGCAATTGATGGCTTCCTGCCACCAGTCAATAGCGGTTCCGATCTTGTCTCTGGCAAAATGAGCCTCGGCTAAAGCGCAGCAACCCTGCGCCCTAGCCTTGGCCTCATCTTCGTTGGCGGCCCGCATGTTCACTAAAGCCTGAACGGCGACCCAAGCTTTTGCCTTATCGTCCCCTTGAAGGGCCTCAAGGAGACTGACGGTATCGGTCATGGTTTATCCGTTTATAGCGATTTTTAGATAAACTCACTATAATCAGAACTGCACTTGTCCGAAAATGCCGGTTTTGTCATTGGGGTTAAGCATAGTGCGCGCGGCGGTTGGCAGCGCGAACAGGGTAATGCGGTTACTGCCGGGGGTCAACGTGACCGTTCCTCGCACGTCGCCGGTCGTGGCCGTCGCCACGGTGGTAACGGCCGCCGTAACAACGGGAAGCTGTGTATAGCCCGTACCGGCGACAAATTCCTGTACATAAGCCGCCGCGTCGACCGCAATATGAAGGCCAAAGATATTCAGCACGTCCACGGAATAGTTATGCGCATCAGTAAAATTCGGCGTGATGGACGAAATCCACTTCCATGCTTTCACGCCGGCCACGGTGGCGGCACCAGTCGGGGCAAGGATGTTTTCGTGCATTGGAGCGCCGTAAACGTCCCAACCCGCGATAGTGAACACGCCGCCAGTGGGCGCACCGCTGGTAACGCCGGTTACGGCCAACGCCCGAGCGCAGGCATTGGTCGGATCGTAAGCCGCCGTAATGTCGCGAATACCCACGGTCAGATAGGCCATTTGGCTCTGCACAACCACCGTCGACGCCGGGATGACGGTCGCGAACGGGAATGTGGTCAGGGCCGAAGGCGTGATAAGCGCGCCATTGGTCAGCGTGGTGGCCGTGGTGAGCGTAAACGCCGTGCCGCTGGTAGCGTGCGCGGCCGCAGCAACGCCACCAGTCCCAGTCGCAGGGGCATTGGCGATAGTCTGATCGAGAATGGCGGGAATCGGCGAACCGACCCAACCGACCGCAGCGGCCAATACGCCGTTACCGAGCGCATTGAAACGATTGTACTGCATACGGTGGTCGAGAATACCGTTGCCGAGATAATCGAGGGAAATCGCCGCGTCGGGCGACGTATTGATATTGCCGGTCGGGTGTTTCTGCAAAATGCGGTGGGCGGGGGAATTAAGAGCAGTGCGAGCCATCGTTGAAAACCTTTATGAGAGCGTGATGCTAATGCATCGGGACGCGCCCATAACGGGCGCTATGAAATGAAAAACCCCCGCATTTGCGCGGGGGCAGAACTTCACTCAAACACCGGCGGTGCCGAACAGGCCACGCCAATCGGACCATCCGGCAGAATAACGCTCGTAACAAGCCGCCTTGGCGTTCTTGGTATCGAAGTCGTTATCCTGATCGAACATGATCCCGTCGCGGGTATACCACTTCATGCTACCCGGAGCGTTGGTACGGATGAACCACGCCGTTGCCGACGTGAAATAATGGTTCATTTTTATGCCCTTGGGGAACTGATTTTCCGCCTTGAGCACGTTGATCGCATTATTGGCCGTGTCGTTCTGTAGCACGGACTTGAGAATGCGATTTGCCTCATACCAAGACTGCACGGGAATGTGCAGCGACTGCGGCATGAGCGAGATTTTCAAACCACGCGAGTTAAGCGCCTGCATGATCTGAATGCACAAATCTTCGATTGCGGCTTCCGAAAGATCGGCTGCAGTCGTAAGCTGGTTTGACTGATTGCCGGCGAGCGTCGGATGCGACGTGCTGATAAGCGTGGTCGCGTCGCCGCCCGTAAACGTGGCATTGAACGCCCGATTATAGACGTTCGCGCCCACGTTCTCTTTGGTCTGACGCATCGAGAACGCCAACTGCTTAGCGCGCCGCTTGCCGACCACTTCGTAGAGGTCGTCACGCAGTTCCTCGAACGTCACGATATAGCCGAGCGCGTAGGCCACATGCGTGTAGCGCGTGACGGTCTGCTGCGACTCGGTGTCATAGTCGATTGCGGTGCCCTGCGGTTTGACCGGAGCCAAGCCGAAGCCCGAAATTTCGACGTCCTCCTCGTAAGCCTTGTCCGAGGTTTCCATCTCGAACAGGTCGACGTATTCCTCTTTGTGCTCGGCGTAAGAGCGGCCCCACCATTCTTTGATGCCGGGCCAGAGGGCTTTTGGATGTGCGCCTGTGGTAATAACAGCCATGACCTAGACCCCCGCTTCTTGGTTGGCGTACTGGTGGTTATTAATTTTAACCAGCCATTTCGCATTCATGTTGGTGTTGGTAGTTCCGCCAATCGCATTGTCCGATTGGTTCAACGCCCGCATGATTTTCAGGTCGAGGGTGTTAGTCGTGGCGACGGAAGAAGCCTGCAACTGATAGCCAGAGAAGCCAGTAGTCGTAGAGCCGCTGCCGCTAACAAAGTTCGCATTTTTACCGGCCCAAACGGTCGGCGCGAAACTTGACTGAGTAGAGGCGTCGTCCTGAATCCAGAACAACAGGTCAATGGAATCGGCGACCAGAATATATTGAGCCGTCGATGCCGGATGATAGATCGGAAGGTCCCTGGTAACGGGAACAACCGCAGCACCCTGCGGGCCGCCGTCGACGATGCCAACGACGGCACCGATGATCGGTGAGCCACTAGCGCCGATGTTCACGGCGGGAATGCCGTTCGCGTCGTTGCTTGCCGAGTGAGTGACAACCGGATCACCGATATAAAGAGCGGTGCCGTAGCCGGACGCCACATAGTAAATGTTCGCGCTGCCATTATAAGGACGCCCATCAAAATAGGCGTATGGAATTAGGCCGCGCGGTACATTGGCGTTAGCCATGTAAGTACCCCACGTGAAATGATGCCGCTAAAGCGCGGCGATGAATGAAATTGTGAAATGGAGATTATTGGCCGTGCTTAATGCTGATTCCCTGCGAGGGAATATAGCGGCCATCTCCCTGTTTACTTTCAAGCTGGCCCTTTCGGATCATGTCCTCTTTGGCGTCAATCTGAGCCTGCTGCATCTTCATATCTTCGTCGTACCATTCCTGCGGAATTTCCATGAGAACGCCCACCAGCGGACCGCCGCCTTCTGCGGTGCCAACTAGTTTGGAGACGTTCTTGCCTTCGTTGTCTTTGACGTGTTCGTAACCCGCCTCTTGCGCGCGGGCGATACGATTGCCTGTGTCGTTAAACCAATGCCGATGGAAGCCGGGACGTTGCTCGTAGGCTAGTTTTTGTTCCAGCGAGCCAAATGGCTTGCGTGACGGTCGCTGCCGTGGCGCATCTGACTGCGGTTCATTCTGCGGCACGGGCCGCGCATTCGGCGGCCGACCCGGCCCCCGACGCTCCTGCAATTCGTCCATGTCTCAATCCTTGTTTTTCAAATACTGCGCAACCCATTCCTGCTTGGTGATTTCAAGCCGGCCGATTGCCTTGGAAAACTCCAATGTATCGCTGGCGCGGTTAATCCATTCGCCGTCCGCGTACTCAGCTAATACAACAACAGACCTAATCTCGCCCGCGACCGCCTCATTCAGCGTGTCGCGCAATACCTTAATAATACTCTCGCGAACTTCGTCAGATGCCGTTGGCTTGGAGACCAGTTTAATCGGGTCTGCCATGTCAGTTCAACTTCAACCGCTGAATATCGTGCGGCCGGCACTCAGATGTTAACCACTTGTTGTTCGGCAATAGAGCGACAACCGTCACTGCATATTGCGGATCGGCCGTCTCATCACCGTACATATCGAACATATTGGTGACTGGCAACCGATGCTCGCCGTAGACCAGAAACAGAGCGTCAGGCGTCCCAATCGTAGTCTTTAACATATTTATCGCGGCTGTAGTTGGGGATGTTCTTGACGTATCGGTCGCAGGCCGCCTTCGCGTCTGCCGGCAGATCGTCATAAGTTTTCCCCTTCTTGCGACCCGATGTCCCGCCAGTCGGCGTACCAACCGCCACAACGCCATCGCGGGCCGGATTAATGCCGAACTTCTCAGGAAACTTGTCAACCGTGCGTTTCTTGGTTTCCGCAAGCGTCTCAGCCGTCGTAAGGCCCGGCTTCTCGCGCTGAATTTGCTCGTAAACATCAATGGCAAACCCATTGAGCGCCCGATCACGATTGAACCACGTTTCTTTTTCGATCCATGCTGCCATTTCAGGATCGACTTGCGGCTTAGTCTGCGTCGTTTCAGTCTTTGGTGCGGCCGGAATATGCTGTTTGTTCAGCGCATCGAGATTCTGCATCTCGGCGCGAACGGCGTTCGTATCAGCGTTAGCCGTAGCGGCTTCAATCTTGGCTTCAATCTCGCGGCGCCCGCGCTCATATTCGCGCTTCGCAGCCTGCGTGTGGAATTCGACAATCTCTTTGGTTGATTGCCGGATTTCCTTAAGTTCGTCCTTTACGCGGTCGAGATTGCGCTGTAGCCGCTCGTTATCCTTGAGAACGATTGGCAGAATGCGTTTGCCGCGATCCAGAAATTCCTCAGCCGGACGCCATTTGCCAGGATCGCCACGAAATTCCTCTTTGCCGACCCAGCCTAGATTGCGGGCTTCACGTTCGACATCGGCGTCAATGGCCGGGGCATTGTCGGCCGGCGCTTCTGCGCCCTGGATTTCGCTCATGCTTTAAGTCCGACAGCGATTGCTATGGCTAGCACCATGCCAAGAATCACCATGAGCGCGGCGAAACCAATCCATAGAGGCGACAATACCCACCACCAGGACCAGTCGATATAATTTGTCAGCTTGAGGCCGATGAATAGAACGGTAAGAAGGCCACAAAAGCCAATACCGCCCGAGTGCGATTGTGTATTGTTGCTCATTTCTCTGCCTTTTTCTGCACGCCGCCGATACACGTGTCGTCCATCAAGCGGTATTCGACACCATCATCGCCGAGAATGACCTTGCCGGCGTATCGCTCGAAATAAACCCTGTCGCCCTCGCTCGGACGATAGCCGCCCCATAATTTCGTGCGGTCGGTATTCCAGAAAAATGCA